GTGGTATTTTCCGTCCTACGTCAAGGACCTTTTGACCACAGCTGCATTGTCTCTAGTGCGTAGTGGAGTCTAGGTTCTTAGGCTCTGTTTTGCAATGAAGCCGGTATTGGAGTAACATAATGTTTTTCTCTCCTAAACCTTTTTCCTCCCCTGCTGTGCAATAAAATCATAAATATCCTGCACTTCAGGTTTAACTCAATTTGGCTTCAATACCGTTACTTCTATGCAATACACAACTGCTCTTAATGATTTGCATCAATCACACTAAGTGAATGTGGGCTCAGCGAAGGCTTACTTTACGGGTAGCCCTGCACTTTTTAATCATTGATGCATTTAAGCTTGAGCAATAAAAGCCTACCATTAAGCACTATGAGTCTTACCATAATCGTGACCTATGCTAGGTTTCCTCAACCTCCCTAGTATAAAAATGCAGTGATCCACTCTTTAGCTTTGCCCCCCTTTCTGACGAAAGACGGCGACTAATAAGATAAATGGTGACGGCATCCGTCAATCCCACATTAGTGGTGACAACTTTGCGACTGTTAAGTCTGCCCCAGCTTCCAGTACAATTTTGAGATCTATTATCACACCTGGTAGTAGCTCAATTATCAATAAGATAATCACTGATGGTAGAGTGGTGAAACGTTATCGTGTACATCGCGCTGGTCGTGGCCACAAGTCAACTCGTGGTCGTCTTCGTAAGCGTGACAAAAAATCATTTAGTGATGTTGATATTAGTGATTGGAATGTTGATTTACACTCTGATTTACAAATCATGAGACAAAATCGGCGCATTGATAAACAATTGCGCGCTCGATCACTCTACCGAGCACAACGTGGGCAACCTGGTCAGCTAGCCAAAGAGCGCCGCGCAAAGAAGCGTGAGCATTTGCAACCTGGTTATTTGACATTTAATGAGCGCTTAGATAAGAAGTTTAATGAATTGATTGAAAAATATAAGCTGCAGGCTAGCATTAATGCTGAAAATGATGAAGATTACTATGACATGGTACAGTCCATTGATCCAGCAAAGTACCGACGATTAGCTCGTAAGTTAGTTGTTGGACTAAATGATGAAACATTTAAACAAGAAGTTAATGCCAAAAGACTGTTGAAACGTCATCGGCGTAAAATGGAACGTGTACGTGAACATCGTGAATATGCATTAAAGCATCATAAGAAATCAATTTATACGCCCAACAATCAAATGAAGAAAAATAAAGCTTTTATGGACGACCAAGTTGATAAAAATACACAAAATGAAGAATTAAAACAAGCCCGTGATATTTTGACAAAAGCAAGAGTGCGCCATGACTTTAAATTGAAGAAAAAGAAGGAGAAAAAAATAATGGTGAAACAGGCTATGGATCAAAGTGCTCAAATTCAACTGAGCAACGCACGTGAATTGGAACAGCAACACTTATCTCTTAATGATGGGAAACTAAATGGTTCTAATGATCGCATCTTTGAGGTGCTTGGTTCGGATGATTTAACTGAATACAAAGAACACCTTGAGAAAATTTATCAAACCAAGACTGGTCGACGCTTACTTGCTGCTAATTTTGAGTCAGATATGAAAACTCATTATCCTGTGCATGACTTCAAAGAGCTAGTTAATTTAATGTTGGATAGAGAATCAATGAAAGAAGTACCCAATTATTTATGGAGTTTAAGTCAACATAGCTCTTATTTGTACCGTGTAATGAATGGCCAGATTCAGCTTGGTGGTGAGCATATTATAATCAATAATGACAAATTGAATGGTGGTAGTAGAATTAATAAAGATTGCCATTGTAGTGGTTGCACTGGGTCATTACATCACACCACGTATGATTCTGATGGCAATGAGATCGAGCATGAAGAACCAAGTCGCTCTGATGAAGGTTATGACGCTGAGCGCATATCTCGCATGAGCAGTGAAGAGCATTTCCAAGAAGCCAATGACAATATGAAGTTATTGCGTTGCAATGATGAGAATGCCAAGTGGCTACAACATTTTGTTGATCTAATAACAAATGAGCAAAAAACAGCACCAACATTTATTAGTGATAATATTTTAAGCCATTTGCGATTAGGAATTTTGGAGTCATTGACACACGTCAAAGAACGACTACAGCAAGTAGAGGAGTATCATGGCAGCATTGATGTTAAACATCAATTGGTAACTAAACATGAAATTCAATTGAATACTAGTGATGATCAGTTTCATGTTAAACATGACTCATTAGCTGTTCCATATTTGAAACGTCGATTTGGTTGTGTTGACATCCTATACCAAGGGTTGCAATTATCATCCAAATTGCGATGGCGGGACGTAAAGAATGGCAAGTACACCTTGGTGTATGAAGACGCGTATAGTGAGGCTAATGGTGTCAAAGTCAAGGTGGATAAACTGTGGCATTTATTACCTGGTGATAAGTATAGCCTACATGCCGTAATTGGTATGGTCTTGTCCAAAACTCCTACTGTGAAGTGTAAACTACACCATCATTATGGTTTTGAATCGACACTAATTGATATTGAGAAACGTACCACAATATCAAAATGTACAGTTTATTTGTTTCATAAATTTTTGGATTGTGATGATGAACCCGCACATATTGGCAATGTTTACGCAACAACAAAACCACCACAACATATTTTGGACATTATCAATAGCGTATCTAAGAACCAAGTTGATCATAAATTACTTCCTGGTGCTGCAGGAACTGGACGAGATGAAAAGGGCAATGGTCCTGTGTTATCTAAAATTCTGGTTTGCATTTTTTTCTTTGTGCCAACTTATTGCACTCCAGCACCAACTAAATCACCAACCAATAATCCAACTAGTAGCCGTTATCCCACACGATTTATGATGCCTACTATAACCCATCCAACTGTCACTATCACTGGTAGGCCAACAAAAGCCGCAATTTCAAAGTATCCAACCGTAGCAACTCGTGATGCTAATCAAGCTTGGGCCATTGGTTGCTTTAACAACAACGGATTTATCAACTTTATCAATAATGGGCAAATATCAGCAACGCCAACTGATTGTGATATTTTAACAGCAACATTCGATGTCTCATATTCTGGCAATGAAATGACATGGACTATTCAACAGCCAAGTTTAATTTTTGCCATTATACCAAATGTGGTTAGTGGCCACGCTATGAATTTAGGTATTGTTTCAATGACCGGCGGCCTTGAATGCTTTAGTGAACCAACAATTGATTTCTTGCTATTTTGCAAGAGTGAAGCCGTTGAAGAATTGGTGTTTTCAATATATAATGTTGATTACAACTTCACTGGTAATATGTATATTGCAGTATTGCCTTATAATAATTTGTTTAATTGTGGATTTGATATTAGTAGTATAGCAATTAATAAAAACAATTGGAAGGATTGGATGATGACCAATAAAGGCATGCATGCCGTCAATGGAAACATGAATCGTGGACAACGGAATAAATTTGCTGGCAAATTGGCAAAGAAGATAGTTAATGCCGCCCCAAAACCAATTCGCAATAGTTTGAAGAATTCTGGAGCCGAGAAGCGTATTAAGAACCAAATTGCAAAAAATGCTCCAAAGGTGATTAATCGCGGTATACGTGTTGTGAATAAGAGGATGGGAACCAAAATTAAACCAGTCTCGAAGAGATTTGTTAATGCAAATTGGACAACGCGCAATAGAACAAAAGGCACACCAACTCCTGGTGCAGGTAGTTCAACAAAACCAGTCTTTTTCACACACACTGAAATGTTTGACAAGGCGTGGTCTGCGGGCGGCGATTATTATCAAGTTACTTACCCAATTAACCCTGGCATACCTAATTTGCATAAAATGATTTCGAATATTGCACCAAGTTTTATGGGATATCGCATTCGCCGAATGCGAATTACTTACAAGCCATTAGGATCATGGACTTCAACAACTGGACAATTAATCATTGCGTATAATGCTGATCCTGACGATAAAGCTGGATTGCTATCAAATGCTACAGAATTAGAAGATCTATACAATGTCACAAAGCATTCACCTTCAAATCACCAATTAGCCACCAATAATCTTACAATCATATTTAATCCAATGAATGGCTGTTTAGTACCTGTTGGAAAGGTTCAATCAATCCGCACAGGAGCTGTCAACACTTCCTTAAGAGATTATGACTACGGCACTATTGCAATTGGCACTCAAGGTGGAGTGACTGATCAATATATTGGCTCCTTGTTCGTGGTGTATACTTATGAATTAGTTAGTTACAACCCAGTGCCACAGTACCCACAATTAACTTATACTGGTACATACATCAAGAATGATGGCACTGGCAGTGACATGACGGTAAAGGGCAATAATAACCCATTTACAATCACAATGAATGCTGTGAATTTGTATATTTCATTTGAATACCAACGCCCAATGGCTGGCAATTTTTCATTTGTTATAACAAGTGCAAATTCACAATATAACTTTCCATCAACGAGCGTTAAATTTGTGTCATGGGACACTAATAGCGAAAAATTTGCCCAGTCTATAATTTATAATTTAGGGACTGACACTACCGGTACAGCCATGGTGTTTTGGGTGCGAGGTACTATTGGTGATGGATTTGACATTGTATTTGCTGAGCAATTGTTTAATTGTTACATTGAAATTCAGTACTGTTTGAATCAATATGATGTGACTAACAAATATAACCCGAGTCTTGGGGTTGGTAAGTTGGAGATGCCAACCACACGCAACCAGACATCACTAGCTATAAAGTTACAAGAAGAAGAAGTATTAAATCATGCAGTCACTCGAGGCGATACCACTAACCTATCATGCTTAATGCCAGCTAAACGTCATCGCGGGAGATGCATGGAAAAAGGCATTGTTGAGGAGAAAAAAACCGAGGAGAAGTTAGTTGAGCCACTTGACAAAGCTCCTACTTCAGTATCGCGGTTCGAACAATTATTTAATTTTGGAGAAGAACAGTCTTACCATTCATTATCCGCTCCTAATCCTACTGGTGATCAGGAGGAAAATTATGTGTCAGCAAATCGTAAAAACGGTTTACGTGGTGGCATGAATACAACTAGTGCTGATACTGTAGTGATTGATACTTTAGATAATGATAGTAAATTATGCGATTGGTGTCAGGCAAACCCTTGTGTATGTAAAAATGTGAATAACAATCCAATGCCTCAGATTGACGTGGCGCAATCGAACAACGTACGTAACATCCCCGTTATAAATCAACAAGATTTAACTAGTAGCAATGCTTCACAGAGAGATGAGATTGATGAGTTATTTGAGCCACGACAGATGATTTATGATGGTTGTAAGTTTTGTGAGGGCGTTATCGTTCCTAGTAAAAAGAATGAAAAGCGTGGTGAATGTGATAAGGGTAATCATTTTTATTTCCGTAATGGACATCGCTGGATCGTTGATAAAAATAGGAGAGCTAGTATGATCAGGAGATCTGACACTACTGCTTGTCCAAATTGCAGGCAGTCTGCTGTGGTACGCGATATAACAGAACCAATTTGCATTGATTGTGGTATTCAGTGTTTACCAAAGGGAGATGTAGCTAAACGACCACGATTGACTGTCAAGGAGTTAGAAAGAGAGGCCAAAACAAATCGTTGCAGGCGTTGTGGCACTGTTTGTGAAAAAGCCTATTGTGGAAATTGCGATAATTGTAGGAATTGTCAGAAGACTTTAGCCCCAGGTTGGAGGGGATATTTTTGTTTAAAATGCCAGAAACAGGGCATTAATACCAATGTCAACGTCGAAGCATCATCATCAACTAGTGAGCAAAGTGGTAGTAATAAAGACACTAGTAATGATGTTAAAAGCGAAATCCAAAGCAATGAAGCAATCCCAAATAATTCTGGTAAAGTGAAACGTGAAAAGCCAAAGAAGAAGCAACAGCTACGTGATAATTCAAATATTGAAGTTAAAGTACGTAATGATGGGACGACTGATTCTGATGAGCAAGAAAAAGTCAGAATGGAATACAAAGTTGCCTTTATTATTACGCCAACTGTTCAAGATAATATTAATAATATTCCCGAACCAATTGTGTTAAGCAAGTATGGCAACTATTATGATTTACCAATTATTGATTGTTCTGATGATGATAAAACATTAGGGTATTATGGTGACAAATTGATGCAAGTACTGGGCTATCGTGTCACGTTGACTACAATCGCTTGGGCTGGGCTAATTGATGGAAAGCGAATTTGGGTTGTAATTGTGAAAGGGTATGCCAGTTTAGGCGCTTTACAACGACCAAATTTGATTGACAATCGCACACACTTCCAGTTATCACCTTTTAAAGGTAGCATCCTAATTGATAAAGCCAACCGTATTGATAAACTACACCCACAAGGTTATTCAATAGATTTCTTTCAATCTGCAATAAGTGGGAATCGGTTACAGAGTGTCGGACCTAATGGTATGATGTACTCTGAAAGCTTAGAATGCAAATTGGAAGCATCAAATAGTGACCAGCAAAGCCAATATTTTGTTGTAAAGGATATACCTGCGTTGCAGTTGACCGATATTGAGACAGCATTCAACAATGGTGGACACTTTTTATTACGACTACAAGACGATTGTATCGGCCAATATGAAACTACAAACGTGAAATGGTGTCATACCACTGAGTACGCCCAAGGCAATATGCCATGGCATCGATACCCTTTATGTCATATAAAAACTTGCACGGAATTAGATGGTAATGATTTGTTGGTGTATAGTTCATTATGGGTCACCGAGCGGTTTTGGTATCGGCAGCGTGCACCACCATGGCTTACAAGATTATGGCCTAACTCTCAGCTATGGCTTGATTGGTTTAATGACATCAAAATCAAAACGCTTACTTGGTTTGATTTATTGGGAGTGCAACAATTAACTGCATTTTTGAGGAGGTATATCCAAAATCCACCAATTAAAGAATTGCAAATTGTTCGTCAATATAATGGTTGGGCCTTATGCCAGTTCAATAACACAACTGTTCAATTGCCAATTGGGCGATTAGAGCCAAATACCAAAGCAATAGTAGAAAATGACGGGAATTGGCATAAGAAAGTTTATGATGCCAAGTTAATTACTGAACTTGACTTGAGGGCTACTGGCACAACAAACACAAGTTATAATCAGCTACTGAGTATTGGTCGAAGGCATTTACAACGTGAAATCAAATTGGATGATGCACACTCGAAGCATTCAACCGCAATTGTTCGTCAAAGTGTAGATTATGTGCATAAACTTATGGTTAGACGTGAGCAGCAAACAAAACCGCTATTTAATAAGCGAAATAAATTTATTGTGGTTGGCATTAGTTGTTATGTATTAAGGCCAGTAATAAAACCAATTACCAGGAGTATCTTGAAGTTTGCATTTCAACGATTAGGTAACGTGATCGATAACGTGGTAGGAGTGTGCAACAGTTTCCTCACAACACATAAAGGAATGCACACCACCAATGGAAATATAAACTGGAATGCCTGTTTTCAACAATCGGTTTGTGTCAACCACAATGATTTGTGTAACCCATGGAAATTTGAAGTTACTGGGAAGTATTCTCAGCCAGCATTTGGACCAAGAATGGTGAAATCTAGATTTTATGACCCTCGTGGCAAATTGAATTTTCCTGCATGTCAATATTTACACAAAACTAATGAATGTAGTTGTATTACTAAAACAATGCGGGGTTATTATAATCTGCATTTACCACCAGATGGTTATGATTTTTTTTCTTTTCAAAGTTGCGATGAAAATTTGATGAGTGGACTATCCCAGCGTTACTTTAAAAAACAACCAATACAAGACCCAACAACTTGGCTTT